AAATGAAAAACCTGTTTGTCCTCTTGTTCCTGTATATGTTGATTGGTATTTATAATTAAATCCAGCGACTGTTGTATCTGCATCTATAAAGGGGCGATACTGACAAAGTGGAAGTAAATCTGTTACGCAAGACCATTGATATGGATTTCCACATAATTGTAAACTCCAATACATCATTTTGGCTTGATTTACATTATATCCATTTCCATCAGAATTAAAATTATCCACAGCATTTAATGGAAAATTTTGCTGTCCTGGAAATTGCACGTTTTCAGCTGTCTTTAAAGTCCAACCATAATCTATTTTATCAAGATTTAAATAATCTGGATTTCTTGCTGCTGATAGTTGCGCTCCTGCCTGTGTAGGAAAAGTAGAATATACTTTACTACTTATTCCTCCTATAACCTTTTTTAGCATAGGTTGGTCTATAATTGGTAATGCGTTATTTCTTTGATTATTTGGTAATGCATTATAAATTTCTTGTGGTGTAAATTTTTCTGTTGGATTATCGGCATTTCCGTGTCTTTGTTTTAATTTTTCTGTAATTATCTCTCCAACACGTGTAGGGGCTATATTACCTGTTTGTAAATCAATTTCAACTGTTTCTGTTTGCAAATGCCAAAATGCATTATCTCTATCTACTTTATTAAAATTAACCATATTATTCATAGATGGATCTCCTGTTGCTCCGTCTGGTATTAATGTATTAAAACTTATATCATAGAAAGGACCTCTACAATAATATTTTAAATCATCTCTTTTTGGTTGATATAATCTTCTTCCATTTGGATCTACATTTAAATATGAACCTTTAAAAAGTGCTGAATTCTTTATAAGGGGATATGTATATGAATCTGGACCTGTATTAAATTGATCTAGTGAGGTGCAAGTAGTAGCCCCCAGATATACGCCCCCACTTGTTGATGAAGTTTGTGGTCTAACTTGAATAGAACCATTTAATAAGTATAAGGGATTTGCTGATCCATTTAGTCCGCTTTCAAAATATCCTGAATTAACATAGGGCGGACCTATATTATTTGCATTAATATTTAATGTTGAAATATTTTGTGTATCTGTTGATACATATCCAATTGATGTTTCTAACGGTAATTTTGGACCTATTTCTTGTCCGAATTGACACCCAGCTGGATTTAATTGACAGGTTGTATTACAATAATTATAATAAGCAGTTGCTTCAGATAAATTTTGAAACCACGTTTGATTTGGAACTGCTATATTTGGAACTGGTCTTGCAGGATCAGCCCCTGCAAAGAAATAACCACCATCTTCTTGTAAATTAGTATTTGGACCATTGAATATTACAGATTTATCAAGATAAAACTTTTGAGCTGATACATTAGGACGCATTAAAAGTCCTACATCATTAACAAAGTTTGTACCTCCTCTATACGATTCTTTTCGTGGTTGATAAAGATGTTGTCCTGTTAAATTAGGACCACCAAACTGCCCCTGTAACTGATTATTACATTCTGTCATGTGATTTCCACTTGGTAATGGAAAATTGAATTCTTGATTATTTGCTACATAATATGCTATTGTTAATACTGCTCTATTGTCTGCCCTAAATACTCCATCTGTATCTGGTATATCTACTTGACCGTTAAATTGCATAAAATTACCACTCCCTGCACCATTTAAATTTAAAGCACACGCCTCCATACTAATCTGGTCGCCTGGTTGTAATTCAATACCACTATCTATTGTAGTAGACCATTGGGCGTTATTTTGAGTAGTTGTATGTATAGCATCTACCTTACCATTACTATTATTATTTCTATTTATTTGTGCTTCTGCAATTACTCTATTTGATTCTATTAATATTGAATTCATTGCTTTTATTATATGTAGAGAATAAATTATTTTAAGAAAAAAAATCTTATTTACCTAAATTAATTATCATCTTCATATATTGGCTTAACATCAAAGTTTTTATGTAATTTTGCAGGATATTGGTCTAATCTAGCATATAAAAAATTGAATCGTTCTGGAACAGCCATTCTATGAAATCTTATAAAGTTGTCCTCACCACCAAATGAATCACCATATTCTTGAGCCATTTGTTTTACTTGATGTTGATTGTTTGTTCCTATTAGTAGATTTGTAGCATTAGAGCGAACAATTGGGGGAATCATTTTAAAGTTTTGAACTGTATAACATAAAAATCCTATTCCATAATGTCTGAAATTAGTCGCTAAACTATAAAAGGGCGATCTTGCCTTTATACCTTGTAGATCATCTAAAATTATTGCAATACAAGGTCTATCCTCGTCTTCAAAGGATTTCTGATGATCTATAATTCTCATTAATTTATTTTCATCAAAAGTATCATAGCAAGTTGCGGGAAATGCTTCTCTTAACTTTCTTGTCGTCTGATCCTGATGAATTGTAGAACTAAAAACATAAACATCTTGGAAGCAGTCCTTCATAAAATTACTATTTAAAAGAAGATTACATAGTAGATTACTTTTTCCACTACGGACTGAACTACATATTAACATATTAGCACCTTGTTCTACATTAGGGAGTAGAGGGTGTGTTGGTCTACGAACATTCATACCATGATTATCTTTCCTTACAGGTAATATACTTAAATCAAAATCTTTGTCATCTTCATGATTATTTTTGCAATCTTTCATTTTATATTATTGAGAGAAAATAAATAATCTAATTAAATTATAAATAATGCCGCAAACTAACTTAACAAAGGCTAAAGTTAATGCAAAAAAAGTTGGTGTTGTTGTTAAACCGTCCACTGTTAAAAACAAAAAATTAGATGTTTTTAAAGGTGATAAAAAGGTTGCGAGCATTGGAGACCTTCGGTATGAAGATTATCTTACACATAAAGATGAAAAGAGAAAAGCAAATTATAAATCAAGACATGAAAAAGATAGAAAGGTTGTTGGTAGTGCTGGATATTATGCTGACAAGATATTATGGAGTTAATTACTTCATCATATTAACTGCTAATTGTATTTTTTTCTTTAATGAATCGGTCATCTTAAACTGATTATCTTCAAAATCAAATTTTGCTCCGTCATCTAGTTTTAATAGTTTAGTTAATTTAGGACGAGTGAATTTGTAATCTTTATCAACTTTTAAAGCCTTTCTTAAACCTCCTTCTTTTATTTTACCTTTGGTTTCATCAAATACACCTTCTTCATCTTTTTCACCTTTTTTAGGTATTGCTTTAGCTTTCTTGGGTTCTTTCGGTTTTGTTTCAAAGACTTCCTTCTTTTTGGGCTGCTTGGGTTCATCGGGGTATATCGCCATTTTATTATATATATATAAAATATTTTTTTCTCTCAAAATAATTATTTTAAAATAAAATATATTTATATAATATAAAAGATGTTTGTTTCGGCAGTATCTACTAAAGGACCTGATAATGTAAAACCAGATGATTTGGCTCTAGGAAATTCAGTTGGTGATCTAACACCAGCTACATTTCGTGTAGAGTTTGATGAACCAATTCGCATCAAAAATTGTGATTTTGAGCTGGTCGCTTCAAAAATAACTAAAAGAAATGAAATAATTATTAATGCTGGAAATAATACTTTTACATTCCGTTTAGGCACTCATGTTGTTGCAGAACAATACACTGCTAAAATTCCACATGGAAATTATACCGATCAACAATTAGCAGATGCTATACAATTTGCTATAAATGAAGTTGTGCCTTGTAATATTTATAAAAATTTTACAGTATCTCTCTCAACAGGATTTATAAAAGTTACATATACATTAGCTGCTCCACCTACACCTGAACCTTTCCAGACTCATGCTCTTAATGATGATAATTCATTTGAAAGGGGTTGCATTTATAATAAAACTGCAGAAGATGGTGCAGGTACTAACAAATGGGTAAAATACGAATGCACTGACGCACAAAAAGATCAGAATAGATCTGCTATACAAATCCCTGCTGATGAGTGGGAATTCTGCGGACCGATGGCTGGTGGTACTACTGAACCTGATACTTTTCAGAGAACTGCTATAGATACATTCGGTATTTGGGAAACTCAAAGAGGTGAAGTAGAAGCCATACTGCGACCTAAAAGATGTATAGTTAAATCTACTTACGATACAGGGTTTGGCGGATTTGGTGGGGCGACTGGAAAACCCACTTACCTAACATTTGAATTTGAACGAAATGTTGATGAACTAGGAAATGAAGTTACTGGTTTGTATCGTTTTGGTGGTATGTTTAATGCTAATACTTTAAAATTTAATCAACCTAGAAAATATAAATCTACTAGTAATAGACGATTTATTAATGGTGTTTTAAATCTAGCAACAGCAGGTGTTGATAAACGAGGACCACCTTATAATGTTCGCCATCAAATGGTATTCCCTACATCTGTTGATCCAATTAATGGAAATAATACACATAATAGAAGAGCCAATTATACAACAGGCTGGGAAGGTTGTATTACTATGAAAAGAGAAGTCGGAAGACCAGGTCAAATTCCCAATATACCTAAAAATTATAGTTTTCAAATGGATTTACAGGGGACTGGAGAAAAAGCTAGTTGTTTAGCCAAAAGAGTAGGTTTTAAAACAGATAGAGTTAGAATACGTACTTCTAAATTTCCACTTATAAAAGGTTTACCCCAGCAACAGGTTCTCAATGGACCACAAGTTGATACTTTTTGCACTATATCAAATCCTATAAATGGTGTCCCAGCTACTAGAACATTAAAATATATAGTAAATAGTGTAGGAGAATTGAATAATTTTGATTTCGGTCAAAATACTTTAATAGGTAATATTCAATCATTAGTTCCTACTGATCCTTCACAGGCTAGAAATCCTTATTATAAAATATTAACTATTACACCAGCGGGTGCGCCTCAAAGAGTTAGACTTTGTGATGGTGGTGAATATGTAATAGAAATAGATACTACTAGTCCTGCTACTAGACTAGCTACTTCATTCTTTTTAAATGATCCAAATACTTTCACTTATAATGTTTCAGATGACGAAGATACTCTCATGGAAGACGAAATTTGTAGAATTGAACCTCTTTCTGCTGATATTGGCGTAAATGCTTTTGTAGAACAAGATCAGGATTATCGTTATTTAAGTTTTAATATGGGTTTAATGAGAGATAATATATTCCAGCTTTGCAAACAACCAACACCTGCAGTTCCCTATGCAAATCCCGACCAACCCCTTTCTGTGCCTAAAGATATTGAAATTGATATAACTAGTAAATTGTTTACTACTGGAGGAGCGGTTGATCCTAATCCTTCAGGAACTGGTAATATTGAGGTTACTATAAATCAATTACAACCTTCAACAGATAAAGATGAAGATAATGTTATAAGAAATACACAAACAGATGTTAAAAGATTATTACTAAATGCATCTTCTGGATCGTGGTCTAGTAGTGCTGGTAGTGGTGGCGCTATGGCTAATTGGTCTACTTTTGTGGGTGTTAATAATGCTAATGGTGCTGTAAAAGTTTCAATTGTAAATAAAGATACTTATACCGAGATGATTATGATTAGTCATTGTACTAATTATACTGATGTAGATTCATTATTCGTTCAAAGTGTTATGTTGACGGCTACAAATACTCAACGAGGAGGACAGGGAACACCTGCTAAAAATGCATGTACTAGAAAAACACGTTTTTTCCCTCTACACCCTGTTTATTCTATTATGCCTACAACTATTGTAGAAAAAAATGAAGTATTTACTCAATGTGTGGGAAGTGAATACCCTCTCCGAAATACATTTTATTCTATTGATGGAAAAAGCAATTTTTTAAATAATTATGAGGCTAATCTTGCTTTTATAACACCAGGTCAATTTAACGCACCTCAAAATATATTTCCTGATCCTGCACCACTAGGTGCTAGATGTGTTATGATGATAAAAACAAAAAGATTAGATATTAATCAAATCAGTCCAGGACCTGCCCCTCCTGCGGCTGGGTCTACTGGATTATGTATTCCTGAAGATTTTACTCCCAGCGATGCTGCTTCATTTTATAATGCTGATATGCATAGTGTTATGTACGCACAAATTACTGGTATTGCGACTAGTGTGGATTTCCCATTAAATAGAGCGCCTAAAAAACAACCATTTATTAGTTCGTATGCTGTAGAAATTCAAAATCTTCCTCAATTAAAAGGTTATGTTGGTAAAGGGTTTGATGAGGGTCAGCTTTCTCAACGTCGTGGTCTTGGTTCGGCACTTCCAATTGTTGGAATTGTTCCTGCAACCGAATTTCCTGAAAGCAGCGATTTAATTGTAAATTACCATTACAAAGTTCCATATTCTCAACCAGTTCAAGTTAGACTTCCAACTGCTACATTTTTATATAATTTAGACATTAATTTACGTAATCTAGTAACTGGTAGGCTATTAACTGATTTACTACATTCTAGTGAGGTTATATTAAGAATCTATCCATATCCTGATTAATTTTAATCTTATTATAGTAATAATGGATATACATGCAGAAATAATTTATATAACTATAGCGGGGGGCCTATTTTCTGCACTATTTGTAAGACTGTTAAACTTTTTAGTTAAAAGTAGATGTCAACGAATAAGGTGTTGTTGGGGTGGTTTAGAATGTACTCGTGTAGTTGTTAGTGAAACAAATTTAGATAAATCAATTGTTAGAGATATTAAGGATATTGAAATTCCAAATCATTTAGTTAATTTTAAAAAATAGATTATATCTTTAAAAAAAAAATATATTCTATTATTATAAAAAGATGGATCTTGTTGATGCCCCAGACGGTATGCCTATCGCTTCAAAAACTCTCGTCATAAAACCTGAAAATCAGGCTGACATTAGACGCTCAAATGGTAGTAGAAATGTTAAATTTCACATTCCTGATTATATAGGATATTGGCTTCCTTCCCAATCTAATTTTACATTCAATATTAAGATGGAAGGGCGTGGTTGTCCTATTCCTTCAAGAGATGCTGGTATGCATTCTCTTTTCCAAACTATTCGTTCTCACGATGGTACTGGTTCGCACCTTTTAGAAGAAGTTATACAATACAATACTCTTGTTTCACAACTTTTTAATTATACTAAATCTGAAGGTACTGAAAATACTCGTGCAATGTACGAGGGAGTTCAGGCTAATACAACTCTTGATAATAATATCTATTGGGCTTTAGCAGGTGGAACTAATTGGTCTGGTGGTATTATTAATCAGTCCTATATTGCTCGTGACGTTCAGATTGTCGCTCCTCTACGCACTAAACTTTATGATACAAATGCCTACATTCCAGTTGGTGCTATGGGTGGTATTCGTCTTGAAATGCTACTTGATAATTACTTACGTTCTCTTGAATACACAACTGGTAGTTTAGCAGTTGAGGCGGCTAATGGTGTCCCTGTTTATCCTCTCGCACAGATTCCAGGAGGTGAAATGGCTGCTGTTGGCGCTCAAACAGCCCAAGCTCAATTTTTACTTACTGCTTTTGCTGGATCAACTACTGGTGCTAATTACCAAGCAAATTTTCTTTATACTATGATTAATTCAAATGGTGTTGATATTGGCTATGTTAAAGTATTAACTGTTGATGGTGGTGGAGATCCATTAACTTGTGAAATGTATTGTTTAGGTATGCCTGGTGCGACTGCTACTGTTCCTATCCCCAGTGAGGACGATTTGATTACACTTGGAACTCCAGCTGCAGCTGGTTCTGTAGCAAAGGTAATCAAGGTCAATAAAGGGTGGAATAGTTTTGGCCTCGGCGCCAAAGGTAATATTTATCAATATTTCCATCTTCCTCTATGGGCGGATAATACTGGTAGTGCTGCTACATTAGCGACTGCTGCTGTTACTGCGGGTTCTCCTGGTTCAGTAGTATCTCCTCCCAATTTAGCTACATCATTTGGTTCTGATACTGAACGTGATCCTTATAGAATTGTTGCTCCTCGTGCTACTGCTGCTTATGATCCGACTGGTTGTTATCCTGGAACAATAATGCCCTTTTCTATAGGTGATAAACTATATCAATCTACTGTTGACGGGCAATTTGAAGTTTATTTAGGTGCGGTTGCCGAGGTTCAGGAATATAGAAATACTGGAATGCCTAGACTATTATTCTCTTCAGATCGTCCTGCTATTACTGCTGTTTTAGCAAATGATGCGGCTGCTCCCGCTATTCCCGCAGGTCAAAAATTATTAACAGGAGGTGAATACGCTTATACTCATACTAAACTTGGTATTAAAGCGTATGTTAAACATAACGATCGTGTTAATGGCTACGCATCTGCTAATATTAATCCTGCATTAACTGCTGCTGCGAATTCTGCTATTAATTTCACTATTTCTGATATTCAGTATCAGGTTAAACAGATTGATATGCCTGAAAGTGCTTCTAATGCTGATATGGCTGCTGCAAATTCTGAACGGGGCTTACAGATTGATTTAGAAACAGTAGAAACAAGATTGACTAATCAAGCTGCTATTCAAGGACCTACGCAAAATCTTATCAGTATTCCCAATATCACAAGGGCTTTAGGAGTAATGTCAGTTCCCTTAAACCAAAACGAGCAGCAGGGATTACAATTCAAATCTCTACGTGGATTTCCAGATAATATGACATCTTACCAGTATGAACTCGGACAGATGGGTCTTGTTCCAAATAGACCTGTTCCAGTTGAGAAAGCTAGTTTAAACAATCCCCTCATACAGACACAGGAAACAAATGAAAAAATGAAAACACTTGATAGTTTTGGTGTAGGCGTTTCTAATCTCAATCTCGTCCCAATGAACTTTAGTGTCGGTCGCCAATTCTCTCGCCCTAATATGTATTTTAATCTTATGGCGGCGGGAGATTTGACATTAAGATCGCAGTATGACAACGCACAGAATTTCCCAAAACTCTTCTGTCATTACATTAATCATATTAGAAGTATTAATATTAATAAAGGCGGTATGCAAATTATGAATTAAATAAAATCTTATTAAAAATATTTTTTTAAATGTTTAATAAAAAAATATTTTCTAATGATATAGATAAAATGAGTTCCGTCCAAAAACAGCGAGTCCATCTTACACCCAACAATCAGCCTAATGGGTCTACCTATTCGGCTCAAAACTATCCAGCAATTAACTTTATTATAGGTCGCCAACCAGCGTGGTTAGAAACAAAAAGTTTAAGATTAAATGGTACATTTACTCTTACAAATGTAGCAGGTGTTGGAGTTGTGAATAATACAGCACAGGCTGGCGGTAGTGGCGCTCAAGTTCCTGGTAGTGGCGCTACTTTAAATAATTTCATTGGTGTTTCATCTCTTTTTGACGAAGTAACCGTATCTACCCTCAATGGAAGAAATTTAGAAACAGTTAGATCCTACAATCGTATGTTGGCTAGTTCCAAAGGTATTAATAATTCTAGTTTAGAATATTCAAATGGTTTAGGATTAAAAGATCCCACCATGACTAATAAATCAATTACAAATGCTAAAACTGTTAATCAAGAAATTGATTTCTCTATTCCAATTGATATAGGTATGTTTGATGGAGGTAAACTTCTTAACATATCGGAAAAGGGATTTCACGGACTTCAGCTTGATTTCCTTTTAGCACAAAATAGCTCTGTCGTTCAGCCATTCTTTAAATACACTAATACTAAAATTCCTATTGCTGCTTCTGCTACTTTTAACTATGCTATTAAAAACTTATCGCTCACATTTGATTTAATCCGTGCTGATGATCGTCTTTTTGCGAGTCTCCCCTCTTCAGGCACACTCTCATACCAAACAATTAGCACCCTACATTCTACTCTCCTCTCTAGCGACCAGACAATTAATTTACGATTTGGTGCTAGTAATGTCATATCTACTACTCATAGTATTATTCCTTCGCTTCACGTAAATAATTTAAATGTTGATTCATTTAGGCAATGTGAGCCAGAAATTGCTATTCCTCCTGATGGCGACGGAACTGTAGCAAAAGTTAAAAACGTCCAGTATATGAGAGCTGGTGTTCTGTATCCGTATGACTTTATGCTTGATTCAGAAAAACAGGCTGATTTAGACAATCTTGGTAATCCTGCCGTGCAATCTCAAATTATGAAACCCTATATGAATTCTGTTTCACTTTATAATAATTCTGCTAATAAATTCAACCCTAATACCAATCTAGGAATAAATTGTAAAAATCAACCAGGTGGTCCAGGCACTCCTCTTCCTTTACAATCGGCATCTGATCCTCGTACTGCTTTTGGATTAGGCGTTCCTATGGACTCTAATCGTCAAGGTGTTTCATTTAAAGATCGTGAATATGCTATTCGTATTCAATCAGAACTTAATGACACAGATGCTAATGCTTTCTTTACTTTTACTCGTGTTCGCAATATTGCTGCATACTCGCCAACTGGAATAAATGTAATAGAATAAATTTAATAAATTAATAAATATTTTTTTAAATGTTTAATAAAAAAATATTTTCTAATGATATAGATAAAATGACTTCCCCATCAGACAGAGTATTAGGAGCAACCGACGATATTCCTTCCGTGATGAATGTTGAATCGTCCGTTCTTGAACCCATCATCATAACTGACACCCAAGCAAGATTTGTTCTAGAAAACAAAGGTATTCTCTCAAAAGATAGTGTTTTACAATTCCAATTAACTTGTAGTCTTCCAGGTCAAGGTTTCTTACCTTTAGGAAGTGGTATTTATTCGCTTATTAAACAAGCCACTCTTCGTATTGGTGCTACAAGAATAAATAATCTACAAGATTTAGCACTCTTTAAAACCATGACCCATTCTTATGATACTCCTTCATTTAGAACAAATGTTACTCGTCTTTTAAAAGGTATTAATACAACTATGGTAAATACTAATGTTAATCCAGGTAATTTAGCGTCAGGTCAGTTTTTACCTGCTGGTAGTAACTTATTTGCCGAAGGTTTTTGTGGTCCTGATTATCAGATGCAGCTTACAAATGATTCTAATACTACACCTTGCTGGTCTATAAAACTTGCTGAACTTTTCCCTGTGCTTTATGATATTGAACTTCCTCTTTTCCTTCTCAATGATGAAGTCGCTATTGATTTAACGTTTAATACACAAACTGCAACTGATAGTGCTAAAGGTACTGGTTCAATATGTTGCTTCCAAACTCTTAATGCTGGTGTAGCACAATTAGGAACTTGCACTCTTGTAAAAGATACTTGCCTTCTCTATATGGATACTATTACGTATGCAAATGAACGCATGGAACAGGTTGCAGAAGCTGTTAATGCGAAATCTGGTATGTTCCTTGATTATACTGATGTGATACAGAATGTTGCTGCTATGCCTACTGTTCCACCACCACCTGCTGCTGCGGGTCAGCCTATGACAATTCAGCAAAAAACAGATCAAGTCCCACTTTCTGGATTCAGAGTTAAAAATCTATTCTGGGGCTACAATGTATTAGATTACAGTTTTACCACTTCTGCTGGAACTACAAATCCAGGTAATTTTAGATTTTTCAATCCTCTTCTTGGTAAGTATGCACTTAATGCTTATACTGAAGATGATACTTGGGATATTCGTGTTAATGATAGACTTATATTCCCTCAACCAATTAAATCTACAACAATGAAAGTTACAGAAGCTGAAAATGTGTATGGTTCTCCTGTTTATCTAAACCAGGCTCTTTATTCATTTGCTTCTGAAACTACAAAAGGTGCTGACTTCCCAATTCCTGCGACTTCTAGCTTACTACCCGATGCTGGTGTATATCCTCATTTCTGGGGAGAAGGCAGAATATCTGCACTTCGTGGTGGTCTTAATTTCTCTGCTGTTAATCTATCACATGGGTGGGGAGATGATAATGATGACACAGTTTTAATAGATCAGAAGCCAATTGAAATTCAACATAGAGCTTTACCTGTTAATCAATCTACCAATTTCCAGCGCAACGCTCATTACTTCGCTGAAGTCGTGAAACGCTTTGGAATAATGGACGGAAAAGTTCAGGTATTCCAGCAACCTGCGGTTCAGACATCTCGCCAGTAAATAAACAATTATTTATTGATATATTATTTTTTTGTGAGAGAATAAAAAAATAATATATATTATATAAATGGGTGCTTTAGTATCATACGTAAAGAGTTTTGTATATGGAGAAAGTGATTTCAATAATAATAAAATTCCTGATAGAAAAGAAGTTTTAGATTTTGTTGTGAGAGAATTAGATAAAAAAAAAGAAAAAGATAAATCTAAACTTGTTAAAGAAAAAGCAAAGGCTATTAAGAAACTATTAAAACGCTGAAACTCCTCCACCTACTGTTAGTGCTGTATTAATACTAGGTGCAATATTATCTTTTACTCTACCAAAAGCAGATGGTCTAATATTAACATCTTCTTCTTGAACTGGATCAGGTGTTTTATGGGATAATGCTTTACCCAGTTCAACCCCTGCTGTAACTATACC